CATAAGATTCAAGCTGCATTATCTGAATCAATTCTTATGCAAAACTCTCCATACATTCCAGATTTTGCTTTAGCGTTAGAAATTTTAATTTTTTCATTTTTTGTATCGTTGACGTGGTTTGTAATTAACTATCTAGGAGTAACTAAGGGCGTAAGTATAGCTATAATTTTACTATTCACTACGGGGTTCTCAGGAGTTTTTAGCATCCAGAAGGGTTTTTTAATAGATTTTTCGTGGACTTTTATCTCACAGTTCATAACTGGAGCTATTGCCTTCTATTTTAACTTTAGAAAGCAGTTTAAATTGCGTCAACAGATAAAAAAACAATTTGAACATTACTTAGATCCAAGACAAGTTAAAAGATTGCAAGAGAATCCAGAGTTATTAAAACTTGGTGGTGAAAAAAAAGAAGCAACATTTTTATTTACAGATGTTAGAGGTTTTACTTCTTTGTCGGAAAAATTAGAACCAGAAGAAGTAACCGAGATTATGAACAAAGCACTAACAGTTCAGGTTGAATGCGTCCAAAAAAACGGAGGTATGGTAGATAAATTTATAGGTGATGCATGTATGGCTATATTTAATGCTCCTTTGGATTTAAAAGATCATGAGGACAAAGCAATACAAACTGCAATTGAAATGCAAGAAGCAATTAAAGAACTTAATAAAGAGTTGTCTCATCCTATTGCTATTGGTGTTGGTGTAAATACAGGACTGGCGGTAATAGGCAATATGGGATCAAGTACCCGGTTTGATTTTTCAGCAATTGGGGACGCTGTAAATATAGCAGCAAGACTAGAATCTTCTACTAAAGAGGTTGGTGTTGACATACTGATTGGAGAAAATACTGCACAAAAATCTAAATTTAAGTTAAAATCATTAAATCCAATAAAAGTAAAGGGTAAAGATAAATATTTAAAAATTTATACAAATATATGACCGTAAGAAAAACAGTAACACAAGTAGACGCCTCTTTAAAAATTCATGAGGCGCAATGCGCTGAAAGATGGAAAACCGCTTTCAATAACTTTGCCGAAATAAAAGAAGAAATTGAAAACATTAATTCTACATTAAAAACAGCAACCTTTGGAATGTTTGGATTTATAGGTGCATTAGCAATAGCAATACTAACAGCCATATTATTATGAAGTTAAATTTATTGAAGAATATAGTTGGTGCTGTAGCTCCTACATTAGGAACTGCTCTTGGTGGTCCAATGGCAGGTATGGCAACTAAAATGATTGCCGATGTATTAGGAGTTCCTAATAACTCTAAGTCAATAGAAAAAGGACTAGCTGATGCTACTCCAGAACAAATGTTAGAACTCAAAAAGTCTGAACAAGCCTTTGAGTTACAAATGAAAGAATTAGAGGTAGATGTATTTGCTTTAGAAACAGCAGATATACAAGATGCTAGAGGTAAGTTTAGTAAAGACTGGACAGCTAGAATTATGGGTATAGTAATTGTAGGCGGCTTTATGGGTTACATATTTTTAGTAACTCTACAACCACCAGAACAAAACTCAGAAGCTCTTATTAACTTAGTTCTTGGTTACCTTGGTGGGTTAGCTAGTGCGGTTATTTCTTTTTATTTCGGAGCCTCACACAAACAGGACTAAATATGAACATATCACAAGAAGGTTTATCGTTAATTAAAAAATTTGAAGGCTGCGAATACAACGCATACAAATGCGCAGCAGGAGTATGGACTATAGGTTATGGTCATACTGCTGATGTCAAAGAAGGAGACTTAGTAACTCAACAAGAAGCAGATAAAATACTAGAAGAAGACATGAAAGAATACGAGGGTTATATAAAGAGTGCAGTAACTGTAGATTTAAACCAGAATCAATTTGATTCTTTAGTATCATGGGTATTTAATTTAGGCCCTTCAAACTTATCGTCAAGTACATTACTTACAAAAATTAATAATAAAGATTGGGATAATGTTCCTGAACAGATTAAACGTTGGAATAAAGCAGGCGGTAAAGTCTTAGAAGGTCTGATTAGACGTAGAGAAGCTGAAGCTCTATTGTTTGAAAATAAAGAATGGCACGAGGTCTAATGTGCCTTTGCAAAAAGCAATATTTAAACCAGGTATAAATAGAGAAGGTACCGACTACGACAACGAGGGCGGTTGGTTTGATTGCAATTTAATTCGTTTTAGAAAAGGAAGACCAGAAAAGTTTGGTGGATGGTCTAAGAACTCACCATCTACTTTCCTTGGTACGGGAAGAGCCTTGCATTCCTGGGTAGCTCTAGAAGGTACTAAGTATCTTGGCCTAGGAACTACTTTTAAATATTATATAAAAGAAGGTCAAGCCTTTAATGACATTACTCCAATAAGAGCTGTTACAACTAATGGTATTATATTTGCTGCTACTAACGGAAGCTCAATAATCACAGCTACCGATGATAATCACGGAGCTGTAGTAAATGACTTTGTAACTATATCTGGTTCTGCTAGTTTAGGTGGAGCAATTACAGCAGTTGTCTTAGACCAAGAATATCAAGTAACATCCATTACAACCAATACCTTTACTTTTACGGCAAAAAATTCTTCAGGGGCCGTTGTTGCTAATTCAAGTGATAGTGGAAACGGCGGAGGTGCAACAGATGCTGCTTATCAATTAAATGTAGGTCTTGATGTTTACGTTGCTGGTACTGGTTGGAGTTCTGGTTTTTGGGGAGAAGGAACTTTTGGATCAGCTAATGCCTTATCAAGTACCAATCAATTACGTTTATGGACTCATGACAACTTTGGCGAAAATTTAATTATTAATCAAAGAAATGCTGGTATTTTTAGGTGGACTGAGAACAACGGCACAGATACAAGAGCCGTAGCTCTTTCTGGAATTAGTGGTGCTAATCAAGTTCCTACTGTTGCTTTACAAGTTATTACATCTGAAAAAGACAGACATCTTATTGTATTAGGAGCAGATACTCTTTCTGGTACAACAAGAACTGGTGTTATAGATCCTATGTTTATAGCATTTAGCGATCAAGAAAATGATTTACAGTTTGAGCCTTTAACAACAAATACATCAGGATCCTTAAGACTTTCTTCTGGATCTTCAATTATTGGTGCCGTTAAATCAAGGCAAGAAGTTCTTATATGGACAGATACTGCTTTATACAGCATGCAGTTTGTTGGCCCTCCTTTTACATTTGCTGTTAATCTAATAAACGAGGGTATAGGATTAGTAGGGCCTAAAGCAGCCATTACAACTCCTTCCGGAGTTTACTGGATGAGTTACAACAACTTTTATATTTATAATGGAACGGTTCAACATTTACCCTGTTCTGTTCATAATTATGTTTTTAGTGATATTGATCTTTTACAGTCTTTTAAAATTCATGCATTTACTATTGCGGATAAAAATGAAATTGGTTGGTACTACTGTTCAAGCAGTTCAACAGAAATAGACAGGTATGTTATATACAACTACGGAGATAATGTTTGGTACTACGGAACTTTAAGCAGAACAGCTTGGTTAGACGCTGGTATAGAAAACTACCCTAGAGCCGTAAGTGAAAATTACATATACAAACATGAGGACGGGTTTAACGACGACGGATCTCCTATGACTGGAGTATTTATTGAAAGTTCTGACTTTGATATAGGTGATGGAGAGCAGTTTACTTTCCTTAGAAAGATAATACCTGATTTTAAGTTTCTACAGAATACAAATTCTGGCAACGTTAATATTGTTGTTAAGACAAGAAACTTTCCTGGAGACACATTAACAGTAAACTCTACTAATAAAATAACTGAAACAACTCAACAAACATTCGTAAGAGGAAGAGCTAGACAGATGGTTCTAAGATTTGAGTCAGATGATGATGCTACAAATGACGCTAACTTATCTATAGGCTGGAGGATTGGAGCTACAAGGATTGATATAAGAACTGACGGTAGAAAATGAGTAAGATCTTACAAACCCAATTACCTGTTGCAACAGGACCTCTGTCTCCAGAAATATTTAATAGGCTAGTAAGAATACTAGAAATAAATCTTGGATCTGTTGACGTAGATAAAACCACTCAAGTAAGTACAGAACAAAGAGGAACTTTAAACTTCTTAGCAGGAAGTATTATCTGGAATACCTCATTAGAAGTATTACAGGTTTATGATGGCCTTTATTGGCAAGATATTGGGCAAAGAGGTCTTGATACTGGATATGAAATACAATCTCATTTAGGTAATGTTACAGTCACTACTAACGGAAATGTTTCTATAAACGTAACAGAAAATATTACAGGCTACGGTATTGAAAGATGGTACAGTTAAAAAAGAAAGAAGAAGAGTACAAGCTTAAGAATCTATTGTTAGCCTATCCTGGCGACTGGTACATACAAGATAAAACATTTAAGGCCGTAAAAGAGTCATTACCAGATATTGTTGATTTTTA